TACCGATTACCTTCGTAAGCTAATTATCTAGGAAAATAGGCAGGTCTACAAGAGTACCACCTATGGAGCGTTTACGTAAAATATCTTGATACTCGCCGATGTAATCATGCGTAAATTCTCCAACTGTCAATTTTCGATTTCCAACAAAAAAAATCAGCCCGAAAAGGTCTTTTATTTCGTCTACCTTTTCAAGCTGATCTAATTCGTTCTTTTCCTTTTGGAAATATGTTATTTTAACTGTAAAACCGCCTTTTGCAAAATTTTTTGTTTCTGCGCTGCTGCCTCGATCTAAAATTTCCGTAAAGAAACAAGGGGCGGTGTACCCCTCTTTTATTTCTTTTCCGTAAATTCTGTAATTGGGCGGCGCATATTTTTTACTCAAAAGTTCGTTTATTGCTTTTTTTATATCTACGTTTTTAATCCAAATCGCCCTCCTTTAAAATTTCGTCTACCATTTCTTCAAACCGTTGCGGTACTATATTCTCGTACTCGTTTCTTGTTTTTTCCATGATATGTTTACCGGGAACAAAACCAACGATCCTGCCGCCTCTTACAAGGTTATGACCGTTTTCTATTAAATGAAAATGCCTTGCACTATTCCATACTAAAGCCGTTGCACCTACATTTTCCTCTATAACTTTTGTTCCCCATTTTCTTTTAATCGCTTTGTTCTTTTCGCTGCCGGTTCTCTCATGCGGCTTTAATTCTGAATTGGCGCGCTTTTTTGCAGCGTTTTTAAAATCTTTTCCAATTCCTTTTAGTGTTTCTTTTGCTTTCTCCGGTGCTGTCTGAATTGCTTTCGTTAAATCTCTTTCCAATTCCTCTAAGCCCTCGATCTCAAAATCAAGCCCCGCCGCCATAACATCGCCTCCAAATGAAAAGGCTACCGCATTGCTGCGATAGCCTTCTTGTTATTGTATTTCCTCGATGCTGCCATTATCCATATTAACAGAATACTCTTTTAATAATGTTCCGCTAAATAATAATTTTGCATCGTGTTCCTCTCCGTCCACATAATCGTATATGCTTACGTCTAGCGTATTGCCTATGACAGATATTTTTGTTGTTGTTTTGTAGTTAAAGTTTACGATTGCGTGAATTTCTTTATCGTCTTTGAAATATTCTTTGTAATAGCTTAACGCATATTCCTGAATATCTACATTTTCCGCAATCGTTGAAATTCTCCAATTCCCGGTAACATCGTTTCGCACATCTGAAACGCTAAAATATGCGCCTATATCATTAATATTTTTTCCTGCTGCCGGTTCCTCTGCCTTTTCTGTTGGCTCCTGCTCTACCGTTTCCGGTTGTGTCGTTTCTGTTTCCTGTTCTGTTGTTTCTGTTTCCGGTTGTGTCGTTTCTGTTTGTGTCTTTAATTCCGGTGTGGTCGTTTCTACCTTCGTTTCCGGTTCCTTTTGTTCGTCCGAATTGTCTTTCGGTATCAGTAACCCGATAAAAACAATTACAATCAGCCAAAACCACCACTTTTTCCATATTTTCTTAGAAGGGTTTACTCCCCCCCAGAACTTTTGTTCGATTTGTTGTTTTCTGCCATAGACTGCGCCTCCTCTATTGTTTTTCTGTATTATACCTCCTTCTTTGTCATTTGTCATTCGCATTTAATGTTATTTTTCTATCGCCGGATTTTCCGTTAATTTTTCGGTACATACAATTTCTAACATTTCGTTGCGTTCTCTGACGTTGATTATAGAAACAATCTGAAAATATCGGTCTTTGAATTTAATAAACATATCCGGCGTTACCTCTTTATGGTACCGCGTTGTTATTTTATATGTTAATTCCGGTCGTATTCTCTGCGCCTCTTGGTACTCTCTGCCCCTTGTTGGCTCAACACTCGCCCAAACCGTTTTTATTTCTTCTAAAACTGTTTCTGTTTGTAGTAACTCGTTTTGTTTCTCGGTGTATCTGCAAAACGTAATCCTTTTATTTGTTCGTCCTATATCCATAATGCCACCTACTTATTTTGTAATTGCAGCATTAACGATTTTGTCATTTGGCTAAATTCTTCGCCAACTTTACCGGCGGGTGTTCTGTTTTCATACCAATAGGCAATTAGTAATTTTAAATACACCTTTTCAAGTTCATAAGTTATTGCGTTGCCCTCTTCGTCTTTTTCCGGGTATTCTTTGCCGGTTGCATTTTTCAAATACTCTACTGCTGCCGTAATAAGCATTTGCAATAACTGATCGTCCTCCTCAATATCAACGCGCAAATACTCTTTTACCTCTTGTAAATCAATCATAGTTACACCTGCCTTTAAAGCGGCGGTTTCCCGCCGCCCTTATTGCTGTTATTTATTCTGTGCCGCTGTCTGCTGCGCCATAAAATCAGCTACTACCGCGCTTTTTTCATCGCTTGCGGTTGTTGTCATTGTGTACCCTAATTGGGTACCTAATGCAATGATATTTTCGCGTGACATTTTTTCAATTTCTGCCTGCGTGTAGGTTTTTGTTTCTTCGGCTGCTGACTGTTCGGCGGTCTGCTGTACGTCTGTTGTTGTCTTAATTGTATGCTCTGCCATGACGATCGCCTCCTCGTCGATTGCTTTAATATCCAAACGCTCGCGTACCTTGATGCCGGTCTGATCTGTTTCCCACAATTTGCCCGCGCTACTTGAAATGTCGATTGTCAATGTTTCGCGGTCGAAAATTGTAATCGCCTCTTTTAAGTCACCGCATACAATCGGCACTTTGTAACCTCCGTCGGTTGTTTTGCTTGACATTGTTCTATTGCTTACCTTTTTAACTGGATATTTACCAAATAACAGCGTACTTGTTGGCTTTGTTGGATCCGGCTGTAAAATATATTTGCCGTCCTTATCCTTTAAGCTGTCAAGCCAATTATAGCCGTCCTGATTTGTCACAACTCCCGCGGTTAATGCGATTGCCGGATCGAGTAAAACATTGAAAATCTTTTTAAGATCGTCTAAGCTGTCTACCGTTACCTCCGCATCTGCTGTAATTTCTCTTATTTTGGCAACAATCAAGAAATTTCGCGTTGCCTTCGCCTTCTTTGCGATCCACCTTTTCAGATACGAAATAATATTTTCGGCTGTATCGTCTAAAAGTTCCTGTGTGATCTTTAAGATGCCGCCCTTCTTTTTTACCTTGTAATCTACTTTTTCAAACTGTGGTGTTGAAACGTCCGGGAACTCTGCCGCCTCGTCGATGTTATCAAACGGTGTCTGATCTGCGTAACGTTCAATTACCCTGCTGCCGCTTAATGTCTTTACCGGTTCCACATTTACAAGCGTTTCTAATGCGTCCTCTGATCTTCTCAATTCCTTAACAGCGGTTTTAATATCCTTTGGTACTGTTAATCCGCCGTCCTCGTCCTTTCCTTCGTTCATGGAATTAAGTATCTCTTTATCTTCTGTTGATAATTCGCCCTTTCCTACGGCTGCCTTAATTGCGTTTACAAATGCGCCTGCGATATTCTTCGCCTTGTCCGCGATTGTCTTAGCTGCGCCTGCTGCCGCCTTTTCTCCCATTCCTTCGGTTTTTGTCACATCAAGATCATAGACAAGATCAAACTGTGCCTGCAGTTTCTTTAATTCTTCCTTTGCGGTTGCCGCATCTTCAATTTTTCCCGCCTTGCAAAGATCCTTTACTTCCTGCTTTTTTGCGTTGATGCTATCAAGCATTTTCTTTAATTCTTCGTTCATGTGTGAGTATCCTCCTTGTTTTTTGTAAAAAAATAGGACTTAGATTAACTCTAAGTCCTCTAAAATCTCGGCTGTTTTTTGTTTTACGTCGTTTTCCGGTACCTTTGATGTTTCCGGTTGTGTTGCATCTTTTAATTTTTCTGCTACCCTCTCCGCTAAATCATCAATATTGATCTGCTGTTGCGGCTGTTCCTTTAGCTTGTCCGGCAAATGGTTATATTTATCAAAATATTCGCTTTTGCAGGCTGTTGCTTGGCTTTTTTCTGATACTTCTATATCGAAAAAATCCTGCCATTCTTTGCCGTTTTTCCATGTTTCGGCATTTATTAAACTGTCTATTTCTTCCGCTGTTACGCCCTCTTTGGCGTGTTGCATATAGGTATTTAATATAACCTTTTGGCAACCGTCCAAAATATCAGCCTCTTTTCTCATATCGTCCGCATTTCCCCATGTAACGCTACTTGGTTTATGGATCATCATTTGCGCATTTTCCGGTATGATAATTTTATCGCCTGCCATTGCTATAACGCTTGCTATGCTTGCCGCCAAACCCTCGACATATACGGTTATTTCTGCATCGTACCGCTTTAGAATATTGTAAATAGCAATGCCGCCAAATACCGAACCGCCCCCGCTGTTAATATGCACATTGATTTTAGATACACCTTCAAGCTGATCCAAAAAATCCTGCACGTCTTTTGGTGCTTTATCTTCCGGGTAATACTTTTGCCATTCCCCTAAACTCTCGCTGTTAATATCTCCAAAAAAGCAAAGATCCGCGGTTGTTTCTGTTTGGTTTTTAATCTCAATGCTGCCTACTGTTCTTTCCTTGTTGTGCTTGTCTTTTCTCTGTAACTCTAAGATTTTAGCCACTGTCGCCTCCTCCTTCCTTTTTTTCTTCTATGCCAATTTGCGCAACCTTTATATAATTGCCGTTGCAAATCAATTCATCGCCGCCTTCTTTTCGTGGCTTATTCATATATGATCTTGCCTCGTTTGGTGTATATATGCCGTTCTGCACATACCCGGTTAAAATTGTTGCTTGGCTCTTTGCATCGGTACGCAAAATAACATTCTCGTTAAACTTGTAATACTTGCCTTGCCGTCTATCGCTCGGCTCTAATAGTTTGTAATCTAATTCCTCCTCATACTGCTTTAAAATAAATAATTCTGTGTCAATATAAAAAGAAATGTTTTGCATTTCACTATTGGCGTAACTGCTTTTTTCATAGTCGTTTATTTGATTTGGTTTTATGCCAAATGCGCCCGCAATTTGTAGCGCGCTATACTTCTTTAACTCAAAAAATTGACTATCCGTTAATTTGATGTTTAGCGGCTCTATTTTCATTCCGATCGGTATCGGGATAAATTTGCCCGCGTTATTTGCGCCGTTTGCGTATTCTTCCAATCTTGCGATTAACGCTTTTTCCAACTTTGGCGACATATCGCCGGTGTACTGTAATACTGCGCGCGCTGTTAAACCGCCTTTATAAAGGTTGTTCAAAAAGTTTTGACTTTCAAGCCCGCCTTCTATGGTCGCTTTTAATATTTCTCTTACCGGTGCGCCGCTATATCCGTCAAATGTCATTGATGTTTTAAAATGCAGCACATCGCCCGAAGGGAAAATATAACTTTCGCCGCTGTATTTATCTGTGTACCAATAGTAAATATCGCCGCTGTCGCCAAATACGCCCTTGTCGTCAATCACTATTGTTGTATCTGCCGAAGGCATGATCCACAAATCCTTAATTTCTATTTCGCCGCCGTACATCATGCGGTTAAATTCGCGCCGGATCCACACATAGGCATTACCGTAATGATTTCTATTATTTTCAACCGTCGCCCAAAATGTCGAAGGTGTCATTTGTGGGTTTGGTCTTGTTTTTAATAACTCATACGCTTTGTTTGTTTCTGCCTCCTCTACGCCTCTATCTGTTTGCTGATAGAATTTTATAGGCATTTTCGCCAACGTTTCGGATAACATTTTAAGGCAGGTAAAATAAGTTACTTCGCTTAAAACCTTTTTAGGCGTTCTCGAAATTCCTAACCATTCTAATAGCTTTTCATCGTCTGCGCCTGCTGCCGGTCTTGCTGCTCTGTAAATCATATTTTTTATTTTTTCAAATAGTTTCAATCTTCTTTCACACCTGCCTTTTCAAACATTTTTAAATATGCCTCTATGCTCTGATCTGTCGTGATTTCCTCAACCTCTACGCCCATAGCCAATTTATGCGCGTCTATAATTGCATCGCATGGATCAATTCGTACTTTTTGCAGCATTTTATCTATTTTAATTTCGCCAAAACTGTTTGGCTCTGACAAAATAGCATCATTCATAGATCTTGTTAATAGCTTGTTTTTCTTGTCGTATTCCACATTATGCGCCTTTACTTCTAGTTGAAAATCTATTGTTGCATCGTTTAAGCTGCGTGCGCTCTGTTTGATTTCCACCAAATCGCACCCGAAATCTTCAAGATCTAACAAAAATGCGCTTGCATTATGTGGATCGTAACCGATTGCCGTTAAATCTATATCGTATTTATCAATAATATTGTGTAAATGCGCTAATATGGTTTTGTAGTCGGTTTTTATGCCGCCCGCTGCCGTTGTTACCGTTAAAAGCCCCTCTTTTTGCCAAATGATGTACGGCGCGTTGTCCTCTTTGTCCATGTGTTCTTGCATACGCCTTTGAGGTATAAACGAATGGGAATAAATATAATATTTTTTATCACCGGTATTTGGATCCTAGTCAAGTCCAAATTTGTGTGTAAATTCATCTTCCAGCTATATTAGTCCGTCTATGCTGCCTTTATCTTCAGGAGA